GCGCTGCTCACCGTTGATAAAGCCTGCCTTAACATGATTTTCGCCCCCGCATTTTTTACAATACAATATCATCAACCCCTTTGCTTCATTGTATCACAATATAGCTATTATGTCAACACTTCCTTAAAAGCTATCGTTGCTATGGCGGGTTCGATTTGTCGGAAACGCAGGACTTCACATCGGCATGTTTGGAATTTCCTTTGGAAAATAATGACCTGTTCGTCCTGTCTCATTCATGGGTCCCGGAGCGCAAGATCAAGGAGGATCGGGAAAAGCTTGAATGGGCGACACTTCGCCAAGCGGGATTATTAACGGTCGTGCCGGGGGAATATGTCGATTATAACCTTGTTTTCAAGTGGTTTATGGAACAACGGGAACTATACCGCATCGACAGCATAGGTTACGACCCCGCTAAGGCGTTCCTGCTGGTTCAACTCATGCGTGAACACGGGTTTGTTTTGAATGAGGTCAGGCAAGGTGAACTGACCCTGACCGCGCCGTTGGACAATCTGAAAGAACGGTTCCTCGACGGTAATATCATCCACAACAATAATGTCATGTTCAACTGGTATCTCGGGAATGTCCGGCTTACCAAGCGCAGCGCAAACGCCACGTACATGCCGACAAAGCAGAATAAATACCGCAAAATAGACGGATTCGCCGCGCTGCTCGACGCCCACACCGAATATTTGCGCAAAAATCCGTTGTTTATTCCGGCTGACAAACCACTAACCACCGTAATAAAACTGCAATAGAGGTGACGCATGGGCCTTTTTTCTAACATAACCGACCGGCGCAAGAGACGCGCTACAAAAGCGACGCTGCCGTCGGCGGATAATGTGCCAAATCGGCGCCGCCTCTCGCAGATATGGCTGCCCTCTTGGCTGCGCGGCGATTATACCCTGCGCAACAGCGAACTACTATTCGCCGCCGTGTCCCGCATATCAAACTCGCTGTCAACCATGCCGGTACAACTGTACAGGGGCGCAAACCCGGTCAAGAATGACCTGAACGACTTGCTCAGCGTGGAACCGAACCCGAATTTGACCTCATGCCAGTTTATCAAGACGCTCGAAGCTTGCCGCTGTACGTCGGGCAACGCGTATGCGATAAAGGTGTTCGACCCGGACGGGACGCTGGATCGCATAGATATCCTTGACCCGTCCCGCGTATCCCCGGTCATCGAAACGGGCAGCGGGGAGTTGTGGTACAGGATCACGCCGGAGAAAGGCCGGGAATACTTTGTACACAATTACTATGTCATACATGTGCCATTTCTATCGACGAACGGCTATACGGGGATAAACCCGGTGGCCGTTCTTTTCGATACACTATCCTACAGTGACAACATCGGGGAATTCAGCGTCAAGCAGCTGGAACAGGGTATAAACGCCGCTATCGTTCTTGAAGCCCCGGCCAACCTCGGGGAAGCGCAAAAGAAAGAAATGATCGAGACGTTCATGCAGACGTACCGGGAAACGTCGGGTAATATCCTGCTGCTGGAATCGGGTGTGTCGGCGAAAGCCCTGAACCTGTCGCCGGTGGACAGTAAGCTGTTTGAAGTGGAACGCATCACGCGGTCGAAGGTTGCAATGGTTTACAATATCCCTACTCACTTGCTCGGCGACTACTCCGAATCAACGCTGAAATCGCAGGAACAGGTCATGCTTGAATTTATGATGCTGACCATGCTGCCGATTGTGACGGCATACGAGCAGGAGCTCAACCGCAAGCTATTGACCAAGGAACAGCGCCGCCGGGGCATGCACTGGAAATTTAACTTAGACGCGATACTCAGGGCGGACGCCTCGACGCAAGCGGATGTTTTCTATAAATCTGTCCGCTCCGCGTGGATGACGCCGGATGAAATCCGCGCGTCGTACAATATGCCGCCGTATCCGGGCGGTATCGGCAAATATCCGATGATTAGTCAAGACCTTGCCACGCTCGAATATACGGTCAAGACCAAGCCCGGCGTGATGGCGGGAACGCCAACAGGCCCTGCCCCGCCGGAGCTTGAACCAAACGATGAATAGTTCGCCGCCGCGGTTAGTGTGCGAGCTTATATAGTGCGTACTGGTTTAGAGACACGCCCTCATTTTCGGCCTCTATTGCCAAGCGTTTGTGTAGTGATTTAGGGAGCCGCAGGACAAATTTTCCACTGAACTTTTCGTCCTCTATGGGTTTGGGGATCGGGAAACCATTTTCAAGTTTAGTTTCAATCCAGCCTTCCATAGCCTCAATAAGCCCGTCGTATGCTTCTTGAAAAGTGTCGCCGGTGCTTTGGCAACCGTCAAGCTCTAACACAGACGCATGGAAGTATGAGCCGCTTTCGTCCTGTACGGGCTTGATGATGTAGTTGTACGGGAGTTTCATATACTCTTGAACGCTCATTATGATTACCTCCTTACGGTATCCGGCTTAATATGTCCTTGACATATACGGCCTTTAGCGGATTATCTTTCTTGATGGTGATAACGTCACCGCTTGCGTTGATGTAGTGGCAGTGTGAGCCTTTTTGCCTTGCAAACTTATAACCATTAGCGGTTAAAACTTTGTCGGCCTCTGTCATGCTTATGCCGTTTGGTTGCCGCTTCATCTTCTCAACTATTTTGTCCACACCAGCCATGAGTTATCACTTCCTTTGTTATTATAGTACCATATATGATACTATGTGTCAAGGACTGATTGAATTATTTTAGCAAGACATTTTTCCCGAGCGGTATTATTATGTAAAATATGAAGGAGGCCATGTACATGGACAAACTGGAAAAATTCAAGGTTCTTAGCCTGAAAAAGGCCGACGCCGCGACCGACATCGGGCTGATCAACCAATACAGCGTGGAGGAATTGACCCCGGAGAAGGTCTACTGCTTCAACCTCGCACTTTGCGACAACGATGTTGACCGCGATACCGAGCGATTCACAGACGCCAGTCTTGATACTCTTGCGCCGCTTTTCTTGGGGAAAACGGGCATCAGTGATCACCGCTGGTCGGCGGATCGCCAAATCGCGCGTCTTTACCGCGTGGAAGTCGAGGACGGCAAAAAGAAAAACGCGCTGGGCGAACCGCTGCGCGTTCTCAGGGGCAGCGCCTACATGCTGAACAACGAAACCAACCAACCCATCATTGAAGCAATCGCCGGGGGCATCATGAAAGAAGTCTCCATCGGTTGCCAGGTGAGCAAATGTACGTGTTCCATCTGCGGGGAAAACTTATCCCTTGATTGGCGCACATGGACGTACAAGTGCAAAAACGACCATATCAAGGGGGAAGTGTACGACAAAAAGCTGTGCGTGGGCAATTTGGAAGACCCGATTGACGCCTACGAGTTTTCTTTTGTCGCTGTCCCGGCGCAGCAGGGGGCGGGAGTGACCAAGGACATGAAGACTAACGCGGACGCGTTTAGTTGGCTGATGACGGCGAACCTCAGTCAAGACGCGGACAAGATCAAGGCGCTGATACCCATATTCCAAAAGGCATTGATGGCTGATACCGAACGCGAAGAAAGGGCAAAAATACTTACCGAAAACGAGACGTACTTAAAAAAGTACGCAAACAAAGAAAGGAAAGAATAGAAATGGCAAAAATCACACTGTTTGAGCTCAAGGAAAAGGTGGCCACCATGGACGCGGAGATCAAAGCCGTCGCCGAGTGGATCGCCGAAAAGGCAGCAGACCCGAATACCCCCATGGAGGAAATCCAGCAGAAGCAGACGCGGCGTGACGAAATGCAAGCCCGGTATGACTTGCTCAAGAAAGAGCATGACGACATGGAATCGGCGCAGCGCACAGCCCTCGCCGTTAAGCACGGCTCCGGCGACGGCATTGACCCGGAATCGGTCAAGGTCAAGGCAAAGGCCGCGTTTTACAAAGCCGCGCTGCTGGGCGGCGACGTATCGAAAGCGTATGAAGGGCTGGGCGGTATTCCGGCGGCCAACGCCGACCTCGGCTATGGCGACAACCTGTTGCCGGTCAACCTGACAAACGAGCTGATCACCGAACCGGTGGAGGAAAACTCGCTGCGCCAAATCGAGCCGGTTTCGCAAATCACCGGCCTTGAGGAGCCCACGCTTATGTTCGCGATCGAGGACGCCGATCTCGCGGACATTACCGACAAGCAAACGGCAAAAGAAATCGAAATGACCGGCGGCAGCATTTCATACGGCAGGTTCAAGACGAAGATCGTCGCGACGGTCAAGGACACCGTCCTGCACGGCACCGAAACCAATCTCGTGTCCACCATTGAGCGGGCGCTGCGCTCCGGCCTTGCCATCAAGGAGAAGATCAACGCGTTCCGCACGACTGCTAACGCCTCGGTAGGTCACATGAGCTTCTACCTCAACGGCATTAAAGAAGTAGAGGGTTCGGACGTGATCAAAGCGATTATCAACGCATGGGCCGACCTGCCGGAAGCGTTCGCCACCCGCGCAAGCTGCGTCATGAAAAAAAGCGATTATTTTGCCGCCATCCAAACCCTTGCTAACAAGGACAACCTTTGGGGCAAGAAACCCGAGGACGTTATCGGTATCCCGGTGATTTTTAACGACCGCGCCGTGACGCCCATCGTCGGCGACTTCTCGTACAGCCGCCAGAATTACGATATCGGCACCATCTACGAGACCGATAAGGACGCCAAGAAGGGCGAGTATTACTTTGTGCTGACCGCGTGGAGCGACCACCGTATACGCCTCAAGAGCGCTTTCAGGCTGGCAAAAGTCGTGACAAACCCTTAGATGCGAGCCTGTCAGGTCTAACGATAGGCTCGCTATCTTTTGCCCCTGCGTTCAGCAGCTCGGCGCATGAGTACGTGACCACAACCTCAAACGCCACAAACACTATTACGGCGACGCCGGCCGATCCATCGGCAGTTATGACGATCCTCGTGAACAGTTACCCGCACACGAACGGAACGGCGGCAACATGGGTTGCCGGAGCTAACGCGATCGTGATAACGGTAACGAACGGTGACAAGATTGAAATCTACACCGTAGAGGTCATTGCCGGTTAAAGGGGGATAATATGGCGGTTACAGACAAAGCTTTAAGAGAATATCTCAGGCTGCCCCCGGATTCGGCGGAGGATTTGACGGGATACCTCGCCGCCGCGAAAGCGAAAGCACGGGCGGCGGGTATCCCCGATTACCAATCGAACGCGCAGTACGACCTGTTCCTGCTGGCGCTGTCCGCGTTGTACTATGACAGCCGCGGCATGGCCTTTTCCGGCTCCTATCAAGCGGCAGCCGAAGATAACGCCCGCAAACTGATCAACAGTTTTGTATTGGAGCTTCGGCACGCCGGGGAAACCCCGGAGGGCGACGAGGGGGCGGAGCCATGAGCAAGAGCGCAAACGCCGGGGAACTGCGTACAGCGGTATATTTCAAACGGCTGGAACGCACCGTCAACGATAACGGTTTTCCTGTCGAAGTTGAGGTAAACGTATTCGGGCCGGACACCGCCGTCATGTGCAAATGGGTGAACGCCCACGGCAGCGAAGTATTCACCGCTATGCAGCTTCAATTAAGGGACCCGGCAACGCTCACGGTCAGGTATTCGACACTGCTTGACGACGTGACGCTGATCATCTATCGCGGCAACGACCCGGAGCCCTACGAGGTGATCAGCGTTGATAACGTGGAGCAGCAAAATGTCTGGCTCGAAATCAAGTGTCAAAGGCGGGTGAAGGCGCGGTGAGCGTAAACAAAACAATCATGGCCGCGCTGGGCGGCTTTGGCGACCCTGTTATGTACGGCGAATACATAGCGCCGGCGGGAACGCCCAAGCCGTCACGATATTATACCTTCAACTACTCAAAAAGCGGCGTCAACTTCGGGGACGACGCGCCCGGACACGAACGGTACTTGATACAGGTGCATTTATTCTGTCCGGGCGGGTTCGACAGCGTTCAGCGCACCGTGCAGACGCAGCAGCGGCTTTTTACCGCCGGGCTGACGTGGCCGGACGTGACTAACGCCTCTGACGCGGACGGGCAGCACATTGTTTTCGAGTGCGAAACTGTAGAGGGGGCGTCTCTCATTGGCTAAGATGACGACCAGCGGTATAGCGGAGTTTGGGGTGTCGATGGCCGAAATAGCGGAAATCCCCGACAGCGTGCTTGACGGCATGCTAACCGCGCAGGCCGACGTGATCGAACCGGCGCAAAGGGCAAAGGGCCGCTCCTACGGCGTACACCTTACGGGCGTGACCCTTGCTTCTATCAAGCGGAGCGCGGTGAAACGCGGCAAGGACGGAAAATATATTATCATCATGCCCCAGGGCACAAATGCCGACGGCAACAGAAACGCCGAGGTCGCGTTTGTCAACGAATACGGAAAGCGCGGGCAAGCCCCGCGCCCTTTCATCCGCGACGCGAACGAAACATCCTCCGATCAAGCGGCGGAAGCCGCCGCGAAGAAATACGACCAGTGGCTAAACTCAAAAAACCTATAACGAAAGGAAACGATTCATATGGCAAAGCTCGGAGCGCAGTATCCTTGCTTCAAACCAGACGACGCCGGCAAAGGCGTTGTTATCGGCAATCTTGTGACGGCCAACCTGACCGTTACCCTCGCTTCCGGTGAAATATTCGGGGACGACAGAATGATCGAGCAGTTATCCGTATTTTCGAGCGGTTCGCTCGCTATGGAGACGGTCGATATGCTTGATGAGGTTGCCGCTGTGGTATACGGCTGCACAATCGAAGACGGGCGCGTCAAGTACAACATAAACGACAGCGCCCCCCGCGGAGCGCTTGCGTATTACAAGGTGCTTAACCGCGACGGGGTTCCCTTTTATCAAGGGTTCTATTATCCCCGCGTCAGGGCCGCGCTTGGCAACGACAACGCGCAGACGCGCGGCAACTCGATCACGTTCCAGACGACCAGCACGACCTTCACGATCTTTGCGGACGACGAGGGCGACTGGAGAGAGACCGAAACGTTCGATACCATTGAAGAAGCAAAAAAGTGGGTAAACAAAATGTGCGGAATTGAACAGGAAGAGCCTGAGGACCCGGAGGATCCCTGAAAATAACCGTCACGCGCGGGAATAAGGCCGGGGGCATTGACATATACCCCCGGCTTTTCCGTGCCGCTATGCCGCTGCGACGGCCCAAAAACGTTAAGGAGCGCCACATGGACAGGACGATCACCGCCGACATATGCGGGGCCGTGCGCACCCTGAATTATTCCGTCGAGGCCATGTTCGACATGACTGAAAAGTACGGCAACATACAGGCCGCACTTGAGTATATCGCGATGAATACAAAAGAGGGGTTCGAGACCGTGCGCTGGTTTGCCGTTAAAATGGCAAACGACGGCGAATTGTGCCGCCGGGAGGCCGGGTATGACCATACGGCCATGCTTAAAGAAGAAGATATCACCATGCGCATGAAACCGATGGAATACGAAGCGATACGATCGGCGGTTGTGGACGCGATCACGCTGGGGTACAGGCGGGAGCTTGATATATCGGATGAAGAAGTTGACCTCGGGCTATTGGAGCTTGAGCAAAAAAAAACAAAGACCGGGGTATAAGGGCGCGGCATAACTACATCGCCGTGACCGTCCTGCACCTGTCCCGGCGCGACTTTTACCGAATGAACCCCGGTATATATTATGACATGGTGCAGATGCACGCGGACAGGCAGCCGAAGGATAAGACTGACGATTTCGATTAACAACAGGAGGTGCGGACATTGGCGACCAGAACCATATCAACCAAACTGGCGATCGAGGGCGAGAGCGAATATAGGGCCTCGTTGACCCGGATCAACGGCGAGATCAAGACGCTGCAATCCTCTTTGAAACTCACGGAAAGCGAATACCAGAACAACGCGAACAGTATGGCGGCGCTGACTGCGAAGGGCGACGCTCTGAAAGCCTTGTACACCGCGCAGGCGGACAAGGTGAAGGAGCTGCAAAGGGCCCTTGAAAACGCGCAGGGCGCCGTCTCTACATATACGGCCAAGACCGACGAACTGAAAAGCAAGATTGAGGCCAACAAAAAGGCGTTCGACGGCCTGGACGAGGCCACGCAGAAGTCCGGCAAGGAATGGGCCAACTACGCGAAGGAGCTGCAAAAGAGCGAGGAAAAACTGCAAGCCCTGAGAAAAAGTTCCGGGGACACGAGCGCCGAACAAAAAGAGCTTGAGGACAAGATCGCCAAGACCCGCGCCGCCATGGAGAAGTTGGAAGCCGCGACCGGCGGGGCGGCAAAAGAAGCCGGGGTCATGGTCATCGAAAACAGCAAGCTCAACGACGAGCTGAAAGAAAATGAAAAATACCTTGAAGGCGCGGAGAAGTGCGTAAATGACTGGCAAGGTAAGTTAAACGGCGCCAAGATCGAGTTAAACAACCTTGACGCGGGAATACAGGAAAACAATAAATATCTGGGCGAGGCTGAAAAGAGCGCGGACGGCGCGGCCACGTCCATAGACGAGTTCGGCAACAAAACCAAGGATTCGGCGGGGGCGATCGATACGCTGGGCGCGGCCCTTGCCGCCGCCGGCGTGGCAAAGGCGGTCAAGGAAATCACCGACGCGCTCAAAGCGTGCGTTGACGTCGCAAAGAATTTTGAATCGGCGATGTCAGACATAGCGGCGACCACCGGGGCGACAGCGGACGAAATGGACTACATGGAACGGGTGATCCGCGACGTTGCACTGAATACCGGGAAATCGTTGATCGACGTGGCGAAAAGCGCAAAGGATTTAGTCGAGGTCGGCGGCGACGTCAATCTGGCGATGGAGCAGTTGAGACAAGGCACCAACCTTGCCATTGCCACGAATACCGACATGTCGAAAACCTTTGATTTTCTCAGCGCGACCATGAAGACGTTCAATATTGACGCGGAGGAAACGCAAAGGGTCACCGACAGTTTCGCGTATACGACGGTAAAAACCAACACGAACTTAGGCCAGCTGGCGGACGCGTATACGCGACCACGGTTGACTTGCTGCGAAAGACTGTACCCGACCTGAACCTGTCCATCGATAAGCAGACGGGTCTTCTTGTCGGCGGTACAGACGCTTTGTACGGCCAGATCGACGCGTGGGAAAAACTCGGCGTGCAAAAAGCGATACAGGATAAATATAATACGCAGCTGGAAGCCTACCACGATGTGTTGGCTAATGTCTTTAGTGCCCGCGCCAAGTTGACGGAAAAGGAAGCCGACCGCGCTGTCCTTCTTTCCGAACTCAACCAAATTGAAGACGAACGTAACCGCCTGATAGAAAAGCAAGAAAATCTCCTCAAGGA